CCATGTGCCGCCGCTTGTGGTTGGATTACCAATATGCGAGGATCCTTAGCGGTTTGAAAGTCTGAGAAAATCTTATTCCTCTTACCTACTGCAACCCCCCCATGTATTACGTCTACTGAATGACCTGCATTAGATAAAGCTTTCTCCACTAATTCTATGGAGTGTCTAAACATAACAAACACAATCACCTTATGTGATGCTTCTTCTATAATACCTAATAGCTCTGCCGTACGTTGTTTAACATCAAACTCTATAACCTCACCGCTATCGGAATACACAGAACCTGCTGATAATTGTAGTAGTTTATTTAAGGCTACCGCTGCATTTGCTGCAGATATTTCTTCGCCTCCTGCCTGCATAAGCATTTCTTTCTTCAGCAACTTATAATATTTTTCCTGTTGTGCAGACAACGGTACTTCTCTAGTCTGGTAAAGTAGTTCTGGTAAATCTAGGCATTCTTCTTTGGTAAAACGTATTGCAGGTTGCAGAATACTATGTACTATCTGTTCTGCCTCAGGCCTATTTACATAAGTGAATACCGATTGCTTTACTTGAACTAAATCCCTAAAAGCATTAAAGGCTCTGGGTACACTTTTTGGATCCATCATCTTAGCTAACCCATAGGCATCTACTGGAGACTGCGCCGCAGGTGTGCCCGTTAACAGCCACAGCCATGTAGTAGGGGTTACTAATTTATTGATTGACTTCCATCTATTGGTTGTATGGGTCTTTATAAATGTCGCTTCGTCTAGTACGATTAAATCAAAACCTCCCCGTGCAATTTCTTTCTCTACAATCTCTACGCCGTCATAGTTAATAATAATAAACTCGGTATTTCCTTTAATGATAGCTTGACGCTTTTCTCTATTACCATGAGCTATATCTACTGATCTATGCATAGCTGTCTTAAACAGATCGTTCTTCCAAGCGGCATCTAATATGGATAGAGGAGCTACAATGAGAACGCGTTTAATAACACCCAACGTCATCAGATAATCCGCTGCCCATATAACAGCATTAGTTTTTCCTGTGCCTTGTTGGTTAAAACAGTAAGCTCTTTTGTTAAGGGTAAGAAATTCTGCAGTAGCTCGTTGATGCTCAAACGGTTTATATATACCTCCCCATTTATATTGTGTACGCATGGGTGAGGGCACGTCTGGTATCTTTAAGTTGTTTAATATATGTGCTTCACCTAAACCAAAATATGCCCACACTTCGGCATTACCGTGTTCATCTTCATTAATAATTTTACTTCTGTCTATCGCCTCTAATATTATTTGAGGGGCTTTGGTTTTAATAGACAGGAGTTTGTCCTGTATTACGTCTATCTTCATATGGTTTCCTCTACAGTCCCTTAAGGGGACGAGTCATTAATCTTCTAGTGCTTCAAATAGTTGGGGTTTGTTTAACGCTTTATCAAAATACCAACGCCTTATTCTATTCTTACACCACCTACGCTCTCGTTCTCTCATTGCTAAAGCTATAAGACATAGTGCATCTATATGTCTTTCGACTATGCTCTCAGGTAACCCCGCTTCTATAGCTAGGGTCTGTACAGATTTTACAGGTATTTTCATTTCTTTTTCTTTGGGGGTTCGTTTTTTTTCATTGTATGGTCAGAGTTTCTTTGGAAGGATCTATTAACTTCTGGGTCTCTCAATCTTAAGTTACTCTTTGCATTGCCTGCTTTAACGCCTTTGATATGATCGATATCCTTCCCTTTACGATCTATACCCGCTTTATCGAATGCACGTCTTGCACGTTGTCTTTCCATGCGAGCTTCATGTGCGCCGGGTCTTTTCTTTTCTAACTCGTATTCACGAGCTACATTTCTATCTGCTTTATTTTTATAAGGCATATTAAGTCTCTGGTTTATAGTTTCCGTTATGTATGCATCGTGTAGCCATACAGAAATTTTTACAAAGCCCATTAGGTGTTGCATTAAACACACCTGACTCATAAGCTACTTCTCTACGAAGTAGAGGTTCTTTAAGTTTATAAAATATTTTAAACCTATTTTCATAGGTATAGTCTTCTTTAATAATCTCTCTAGATACTACAAATAATAACATACCTTTGATTGTTTTTATATTTGGATACTTTAAAAAAATAGCTGCTGCTAGTAGCCCGAGCTGTTTAGTGTCCGCATACTTGGCAGATTTACCTGTTTTATAATCCACAATATACGCTTTCTCCGCAGGTTCATCTAGAATCACTAAGTCAGCAATGCCCCGCCAGTATCTGTCCTTATCTTCAAACTCACAATATGCATACTCGCCATTTTTAAGGGAGATCCCCAACTCCAATTCACAGAACTTATCGCCCTTGATTGCATTTAATGTATCAAGATAGCTCTTAATATAGTTGTACTTTTCAGGCAACGGGGTGCCTGATCCTATATAGTGCTCTGCCGCTAAGTGGAGATCTTTACCATAAAGCGTTGCCTCCGTGTCAGTAAAAGGTATATACTTTAAAACCTTATGCGCTTCATACTGTTTTGGGCATGTAATGAATTGGCTTAAAGAACTATAACTGAAACTAGGAGCTGACATATTTACCTTTGATGTTCTATTTTTGTATCGTTAAAATCTCTTCTTTCTTTGCAATCTGTACATACTTTTACTCTATAGCTGTAATAGACTTCCCAATTTGAATGCTCGCACTTTGAGTCATTTGTAGGCGTACCAAATAAATCTTTAAAAGGTATTTCTTTTATAATAACTCCACAACTCACCCAAATATCTCCGGTGCTACATTAGCTAACTGTTTTTCAATTTCTAAAAATGCTTCTCGTATCTCCCATTGAGCTTCTTTAGCAGTACGATTTTTAATAACATCTCGCCAACCTTGAAAGTTTAAACACAGATTTAACTGGGTAGTACATGACTGAGGTAGTATATACCTTGCGTCTTCTTTTTTCATCCCTAATCGCATACCTTTTTTATATAGGTACTCGCCACGTCTTAGATAGTCTGCCCATTCTTCTTCAAACTCTATACTAGTATTTCCTATAGACTCAGGAGTTATATAGTGTACGTCTGTTTTAGCCACATATCTTTGAGACTCTTGCAGTATACCTGCATGGGCTATTCGCACTAACTGATGTGAGCAGATTCTACTAATACCTTGTATATTAAACGTAGCATACGCAAATCTTAACGTCATCAAATGCCCTTTGTCTTTGCAATGAGATGCCCTTTTTATGTTGCTTACTGTATCTGTTTTAGCATCATAGCAAATGCTCGCCATACGACCAATTGTATTTACTGGGTCTTCTGTATGGTCTAATAATATTACTTTCACTTGTTTCCCTCGTATGCTCTTAATATATCTTTAACTATGCCTGAACCTCTAACACAATCATCTAGAGTAAACCGCACAATTCCAATATTATTAACGTGCCATAGTTTATTAGTTGCATCCAGTAAACCTGACATACCATTTATATCTTTTTGTTCTAAATCCCCGTCTATTATTATCTTAGAGTTCTCTCCTGTACGTGTTAAGAACAACTTCATTTGAGCGGGGGTAGTATTCTGTGCTTCGTCTAATATACAAAAACAATTATTAAAACTCTTGCCTCTCATAAACTCCAGTGGCTTAGCTTGTATACTACCTCTTTTGATAAGATACTCTACATGGCTCTTGCCTAATCTTTCATTTAAGACATCAATAAAAGGTTCCATAAACGGCGCAAACTTTTCTTCTAGTTCACCAGGCAATGCACCCCAATTACGTCCAGCTTCAACCCCAGGTCTAGTGATAATAAGAGTATCTATTTCACCTTCTTTTAAAAGATCAGCAGCATATGCTGCGGCTATATAAGTTTTACCTACTCCAGCTGGACCAACACCAAACGTAATAATGTTTGCTTTAATAGAGTTTATATAGTTAGACTGTGCTTCATTAAGTGGACGTAATGGTTTAATAGGTTTTGCTACACGTTGTTCTGGTGTTCTAATTTCTTCTGTGGGTACGTATACTGCACCGCCTAATGCTTGTTTTAAAGAGCGTTTATCTTTTCTACGCATTGTTTTATCTTTAAACTTCAACGCCATTTATTACTCCAATATCAAAACATAGCCACGTAAACCTCCACCCATATAAGTCTTCGCCTTCTTCTCCTTCACCCATATCTGTAGATATCCAAGGAAAAATAGTCCATTCACTTATATGCATAATACTAAACCAATATTCCTCTGTATCTACTAGCATAAATTATGTCCACCCCATATAAATACTAAACCATGCAAGATTAGTTAATACAAACCCAGTCAATAAAAACCCATACTGTTTTTGTTGAGTATATAACCTACCCGCACAATTTTCTAATACTAATGTTATGTTTTGTGCTGATTTTATTTCATCCTCTGTGTTATCTTTATTAGACTCTTCTTCATACCTATCTCCTATTTGAAGTAGCCACTGTATATGCTGACGCGTTGGTATAGCTATATTATCTGTGATAAGCCGTTTCATACCTCTACCTCTGGGTATCTTAATTCTAGTAACAACTGTAACTCATGGATAGCTTTTTCAATATCCTGCCTACCTTTGCCTGTAGGCTTATCGTGTCTGGTCACACGTTTAACAACACAACCTTCTAAAAACTGTAGCTCATTTGCTTCTATATACTGCACAGGTTGGATTTTGCGGTCTTTATAATGTGACCCTCCCACCTGTGAATTTAACGCACTTGATATTTTGTCCATACGTTTTTCCTCTTGTTGTTTTTCTTGAAGTTCTAAAGGCAGTCCTAAAACGGGCTGATTGTCTAAACAAATAATTGCACTACTCATCAGGGTACTTACCGTTAACACAAAAATGCACAAGTGAGTCTAATTTATGATCCTCTTCAAGCACTTTGTGTACTAACTTTGCTGATCTTAAATACTGCTGAGTACGTGTTATGTCTTTAAATAATTCTTGTAACTCAAACTCTTTTCTAAGTATTGCTCTTTCTATCAGTTCTAATTCACTCATCTGATTTACTCCGTTCTTTTAGCATTGCGTCTGCCTGTTCATATGCAAACTTAGCGCAATCTTCATCACCCCATCTATTTTCTGGATCTGCCGATAACAAGCCTTGCATAGCCAATCCAGCAAAGTGGTCGCGTAATGTCATTGCGTCCCTATTATCACTATATTCTTTTTGTGCTTGTAGCAAAGTTTGTTTTAGTATTAAGTTATCACTTTTTAAATCTTCTATTTTTGCTTTTAATATATCTATTTCACTCATCACTCACTCCTATTCCATGAAAATTTTCAACTTGTCTAACTAATTCTACAAAACCTTTCCATTCTTTTTTTAACAGGATTTCGCATATAGCTTCATCACTTAACGGCTCTCGTTTTGGCGGTACTGCATAGAGTGGATATAACTTCCATCTGTCTTTATTAACCTCACGCTCAGGCTTGTAGGCTCTGGGTATTCTTGCTCCTGTTCCCTTATCAATAAGCATCCAAGCCTCAGGTTCAGGCTCAGGCTTTGCTAAGAGCCCTTTTGTAGTTTTATATATTTTTTCACTCATCTTTTCTTCTTCATGTCTAGCTATTATTCTTTGTGTTTGCATTATTTTATTCATCTAATCACCTATGCATTTCTACTTGCAACATCGCGACACTCTATTGAACACCATCTTCTACCATCAGGCACAGGAGTGTCGCACTCGTAACAAACACCCGACACATTTTCAAACGGGTTTATATTTGTTTGTTTTCTAGCTAATTGTATTTGCTTGTCCAAAATTAATTGGGCTTGGTCATTAGCTTTATCAATATCATCTGCCATATCATCCTGCTTCTTTTAAAGTTTTACCTATCTTACCCTCTGCCGCTAACGGTATTCCCGGCATCCATACAGGCGGTTTACACATCTCTTCCATCAAAAAGTCTAAGGCTTCTTGAGCTTTGTTTTCTGGTACAACTAAATATAAGGCATCATGTATTGACAACGCGATAGGATACCTGTTTCCTACTCTTACCATAGCCTCAGCTAGTATGCATCGTGCCGTTCCCTGTGTGACATTATTCGTTAGTTTACCGCCATATAGTCTATCATACCCTCTACGTAGTTTGTATTTATATCCCTTCTCTCCTGTCTTCTCATCAATCACATTGGCGAGTTCTGGGTATTGTAAGTACATACCAGAGGGTAACCGTACACCTTTCTTACCTTCTACTTTAAAAAACCCATCAGGCCCAAATGAAAACTCTTGGTCTTCTGCTACTGCTTTAATAGCGTCACCGCATGTCTTCCATAACCCTGTAATACCTGTATATGTTTTTCTATATAAGTCTACAATACGTTTAGCCTCTATCTCCCCTAAGTCAGTACCTGATCCAGACTTAACAGCCTCTCTTAGCTTTGCCGCACCCACCCCAAAAATTAATCCCAGCTGCGAAGTTTTTCCAATAAAGCGTTGAGCCTTTGTAACCTCATCATAGGATACGTTAAATGCAATACTCGCAAATTCTTTGTATAAGTCCCTACCATCACCTAATGTCTTTAATGCCTCTGTCTCTCCTGCTAACCACAGCCCTACTCGCAACTCTATGTTGGATAAGTCAGCCCCCACGATCATATAACCTTCAGGTGCAACGATGGCATCTTTAATCTTACTATCTCTTGGTATGTTCTGAAAGTTTACTTGTTGCCCACCACCTGCAGTCCACCGACCTGTCGCCGCTCCATAATAGCTTAGTGGTATCGGTAATCTTCCCATACGTTTCGCTATATTCATATACCGCTCAGTGCGTGTTTCCTCGATAGTGCTTTTAACGCCTAGCCTAACGGCGACTAATGTTTGTACAGTTAAGTTCGGGTGGTCTAGTAATGCCTTAAGTCCGTCATCTGTTTTAGCAAACGCATAGGTTAGTTTCCCTGTAGCAGGCGATACCTTCATTGGCACTTCTGCACCGCAGTCTTCAAGTAACCTAGCAAACTTAGGGTTAGACATGATCTCTTTTTTATCTACACTCAGCCTACTTAGTAATTCTTCCTTTGCTGCTTTTACTTCATAGAGATGTTGCTCCAGTACAGGCAAATCGACCTCTAACAGAGGTATCGAAGACATACGAATAGTTAAATTGATTAACTCTAACTCCACCATATTAAAGTGTTTTACTAGCTTCTTGAACAGGGCATAAGTTAAGTCCACATCCAGATTACAATACTGTCCATAAGCCTCCATTTCAGCGAGGGTAAAGTCTACTCTGTGTTTACCGATTGCATCATGTACTTCCGTACCCTTAGTCCCTAGATTGTAGTACTCAACCAGCTTAGCTAAGCTACCTCCTACAGATATACCATGTACAGCACGCGCCATAGACAGTGTATCTAAGTATTTAGTAGGTATAATATTAAAAGATAGAGAGAGTATACTCGCATCAAAGAAAGTGTTATGACACAGTAACGCTGTGTGTTTCCAATCAATTGTATTTAGCTCAGCTTGCAACGCTTCATGAGACCCTGTCACCCACTTAGTGGGTGCATCCCCCAACTTATAGGAGAAACCAATAACTTCAAACTCGTCTCCGTTCACATACTCTTCTGTTGTCATCTTAGAAAGACTGTAAGTCTTAGAGTAGTAAGACTCAAAATCCAAAACACATATTTGCATGGTATCAACCCACTATTAAATAAACTAAATTACCTACTAAGTATATTAGGTACACCCATAATAGAGACCATAAAACCTTTTCTATTTTACTCATCTTATTTTCCTATACTTCTTTTCTTCCAGCGTCTTAAGTCTCGTTTTTCAAGATAGTCATCATATACAATTTGACTAATCCAAAATGCAACATTTAAAACTATCACTGTAAACGCTATTAATAAAGTGCAACCGACTACTTGCATAAAAAAATCAATACTCATATAAATTCTTTATCATTCAATTGTTTAGATATAATGACTGCGTCATGTCCGTAATACCCATTGTGATCGTTATAACAAACTAACTGGAACGTGCCTTTTGATGTTTCAAAATTAACAAACATAATAGACTCCTTCTCAATAGACTTAAGGTCTGTATCTTTATCTATGTCATACGTTTTTAAAGCAGTATCAACTTTCACTATATTTAGTAGCTCTGCTCCTATAAAATCTTTAGTACCATCAAGAGAAGATATATACCCCCAATTTTCACAACAACTTTGAATATTATCAACACCTACAAATATTGTTTGCTCATTAGTTTTAATCTCATACCCATCGTAATGGACCCTTGGCATTGCTTCATACTCAAGACGTTCGTTTATTTCTAATATTATTTCGCTCATCGTTTAAACCCCTCTAAACATTCTTTTAATTTATGCATATTATCTCCGTTCACATAGATGCCTATACCACCTACGTTATTAATTTTTTCTAGTTCACGTGCTTGTATAGCGGTAGGTAGTTTATCATCTGCTTTAGCTTCAATAGCTAAGAATCTTCCATTAGGTAGACAACATACAAAGTCAGGTATAGCAGACCTACCATACCCATTACCTGATGGCATAAAGTAATATACTCCCATCTCTGTTAATATTTTATTAATTTCTTTTTTTACCGTACCTTCTTTAGTTGTTGCCATTGTCGTACCTCTCTATAAATTTTTCATACTAATATGAATGTGGTTTAGGTTTATATTGCTTTAACCAATCAAATAATATTTCAGTTTCTGTAACACTTGTATCTTTAGGAGGTTCATAAGCCGCATTTTTATCTGTAGGCTTTATCATCTGCTTTATAAACTGATACCAGTCATATACTTCTTTCCTACTATACCATGTACTTTTTCCAA